CGCCATGATTGGTGTTGGGATGTTGATTTTGTGCTTGCTGATTGCATCATAATACCTTTTAACGTAATCTAAACGTGCCTCTTTTGGATATTTAGCAAAAATAGTGGCAGCAATCAAGATATACATGAACTGTGGAGTCTCATAAAGATCTCCATTGCTGCGATCTTGGACAAGATACTTATCTACAATCTGCCTAAGTCCCGCATAGGTGAATAGATAATCTCTACTATGATCGACGAATGATTGAAGTTTTTCAAAATCTTCTTCCGAATATACATTCAAAATTTCTTCATCATAAACCTTAGAGTCTACACATTTTTTAACATGCTCCAAGACATTTGGAGATTCGTGCATACGACCAAAAATCTGTTTACGAATCGAAAATAGAAGAAGTCTGGCAGCAACAAATTGATAATTTGGATGTTCTAGGTCAATTAAATCCGATGCAGAGCGAATTAAAATCTCCTGAACTTCAGCAGTAGTTATTCCATCATAAAACTGAATTCCAGATTTCATTTCAACTTGAGATGCAGATACTCCTGCCAAATCTCTACATGCCTCATCGACCATTATATGTAATTTATTCAGATCAAGATTTTCAGTATTTCCCGATCTTTTAACAACTGTTGTTCCGTTACTCATACTTTTTTCCATTCGATAAATTTAACTTTAGCTTCTAATCCTTGAAATGTATTGTTTTTTATTACATCTTCTGGGGAATATCCAGAGATAACCATATCATTAATATCTTTTTCCTTTATACTAGAAGGCCATATAACAACTCGATCACCTCGATCAATTACTTTGGTGATTCTATTATGGATCTCTTGATTTCGTGGTTCGTTATCATAGACCCACACAGGACTACAAATACCCCACTGACTAAGATCACCGTCAGCACCACAAAGAGCAATCGCATTGAGTAAAAATGTGGAATCAAATGGCCCCTCTGTAACATAAATTGTTTCATCTTTATTTACACGATCAAGTCCAAATACTTTAGGATATTCTGTATCCAAAATTGTTGTGATATAACGAAGTTTTGAATTGGGATCCAAAGATCTTCCTTGATAACCAAAGACTTTATTTTCTGGGGTCCTAAGAGGAATAACAATTCTAGATTCCTTGTATGAATTTTTTGAACCTGACCAGAAGTTAAAATCTTCAGCATAATAAAATTTAGTGAAATATACTTCAGAAATTTTTCTATTTGTAAGGTATTCTCTTGCTGGATGTTCTATATTTAGTTCTGATATCTTTGGGAGATCTTTAAAAATGGAATGGGTAAAGATTGGTTTTTTACTAATTGATTTTGGATTAGCAACGACTGTACCCTTTCCAGTCAGTCCTTCCTTATACCTTTCCATTACATACTCTTTATACAGACCTTCATCAAGCCCCTTTAGAAAGTATGCAAAGGTGGATGTAGCCCCACAATTATGACACTTATAATTTAGATCTGATTTTTTTTGATAAAGATATCCGCGTGTCTTATTTTTATTTTTTTGAGAATCCCCACAGATTGGGCATCTAAAATTATAAAGCCCTGGCTTAACTTTCTTAAACTTGTCGAGTCGTGAGGAAATTAACCCTACAAATTTGTCGTCAATGAAACTCATGATGTGGGTCTTTGGTAATTTATTCTACACCACCAACCAAGTTCTGTCAACTACTTAGATTGAATTGTACTCGGGGCGGTGATTGGTATTACAAGTTGGATAACTGGAAATGCGGCAAGTGTAAAGGTAACTAATCCTAATGCTCCAAGTGCCTTCCATCTAAACTGCGAAAGATTATCAACCTTTACTTCTATCGTATCTATTCTAACACCCAATTCTTTTTTAATTTCTTCGTGTTCTTCTTTGGAATTATCTTTCATTTCTTCAACCATCTTGAGAATTACATCATCAAGTTTATTACATTGATCAATTTTTTCATTATGTATTGCAAGCATTTGACTAATATTTCGGCTATTCTCACTAATCTTTTCGATAGCATTATCAATCTTACCCATCATTCTCTCGTAAACGTCAATGCGTTCTTCGAGTACTGCAATTTTTATTTCTGGAGAATAGGATGCAGTCATTTTTTGGGTTTACTTTTTGTACTTAAAGATTTTCTGTAAAGTGGGGGGAGTTTTCTTGCAATCTTACTTCTTCCATCAAATTTTACAACTGGGTCAAATCCTGCAACTGGTCCTTCGGAATTAGCAGATCCAGTGAATCCCCCTGTTCCAGCAGACATTGTAGGTGCATCTTCACGAATACTATTGATTATGTCTATGATTTTTTGTAAGTTCATATCTTTTGAAGTTGTTCTAAACAATCAATGTCTGGATGTATATCATGAATTATTGATTTTGGATATTCAGGAATCCTACCAAGAACCATCATAAAACTTTTCATAACACCCCAAAGATCTTTATCAATTTTATAAAATAATAAGGGGGTTGCTGCTTCATCAAATATGTTATAAATTACAATGAAATGATTTATTAGTAAATGAGATTTAAGTATACCAGTGTTTTTATACTTTTTTAAAAGTCTTTTGATATATTTAAATCTTTTCATATCTTCATGAAAATCCTCTTGCGTTACTGCTTGAGAATTTTCATAATGTTTAATTGCAAACATGATATAATTACTATCATTCAATTCATCAAATCTCATATTATGCTTTTATTGTTAAAGTGGAAGCACCGATACCAATAGATCCAGTGGTTCCAGCTCCACCAACATTTCTAAAGAGATCAGTAGATAAAGTTTTGATTGCCGCCACATTAGAAAAATCAGTGATTGTTCCAACTACACCACTTGTAGTAATGATAGAAAGAACTGTACTAATTCCAGTTGAAGGTGTGGTGAAGGCAAAAGCAACTCTGTTTGAAATCTGTCCGTTATAACTTGTATATTGAACAAAATTACTACCATTTACAAAAGCAGTAACAGTGGAACCGCTGGTAAAAGATCTTGCAGTTGCAACTATGTTTGCGCCAGTGGATTGCTTGATTAATACTGTTGCTCCAGCAGAACAAAATACTGGTTCATTCCAAACAAGATGAACAAATCCAATCGCCGCAGTTGAGATTCCAGTAGTTCCACCACCTCCAACTGAAATTGGGGATGCTTTATTTGGATCCTCAAAGAAAACTGCAACTGGGGTTGCTTGTCCCAATCCAGTTTCATTTGCGCCATGACCTGCAGTTCCCCCAGTATTTAAACCGGCAACAGGGACCAGAACTTCATCATAATAATTAGTGGATAAGCCAGAGTTTTCTGATGTACCATATCTCCTATAAACCCAACCTCTTTCATCGGCAAAACAATTCCAAGGGGTAGTATTTCGATCAGTTTCTAAAAGGTTTTTTGGAAGTGCATAATTATTTGCCTGAGTCTCAGTAGTTGTTGAAATGCCCCAAAGAGCCATGTGCCTTACCTATAATTCTTTTCTACTGATATTTATAAAAGTATCAATCTCATTATTTATGATTAAACCTTTACAATATTTCCCACGTTTCCAGGTTCCTTTAACTTGAAGCCACATAGTCCAAGTTTTTCTGCCCATTTAGGACACCCTAATCCAATAGGAGGGAGAAATGTTGATGGCCCCGATTTACCTCCACCACCAGGTCCCTTACCAGGTCCCTTACCTGGAGTTGTAGTTGGTCCTGGGGTTCGAGTTGGTCCGGGAGTTTGATTTATCTGTGGAGGTGTCTTAACAATTGGTGGTGCCTTAGGTGAGACTGGAGGTTTTGCTGGTGGTGCTGGAGTATTTGGTTCAGGGGTTGGAGTTGTTGGGGTGGCTGGTTTAGGAGTTGGAGTTGTTGGGGTGTCTGGTTTAGGAGTTGGAGTTGTTGGGGTGTTTGGTTTAGGAGTTGGAGTTGTTGGAAGTTTGCGTATAGGTGGTGCTGGTTGTGTTCCGGGGGATTTAAGTGGAGGCTTAATTCTTGATGGGGTAATTCTTGGCACTTTAAATTCATCAAGAACTTCAAACTCCAAAAGTTCTCCGCCAAGTTCTTCTGCAAGTTTATTTAATCCTTGCTCATCCCATCCAAAACTCTCACATTCGGAGACATTGGTGAAGTCTTCCCCGCAGTCTCTATTTTTTTTTTTTTCTGACCTGCTGATCTCATTTCGGTTGAAGTAATACCTAATTGATTTTCTGAAAGCCCTATGTCGGATCTCCAATTGGAATAAGATTCTCCACGAATTGCTCTACCAACTGTTTTACGACGGTTATGAAGATACTTGTCAGACTTATCAACATCACCATCATTATCAATGTCATCATCTTCCTTTCCTACAGGATCCAGTTTTTTCAAATGTTTCTTTTCTAAAATGTGTTGGAAATGTTCTTTCTTCATTGAAGATGGGGAACGCTGTTTTTCTTTTGATCCCACAACAACAACAGATTTATATCTCTTTCTAAGTTCTTCGAGTTTATCTGTTGGAATTTTCTTTTCAAAAGTACGATTATCTTCTGTTGTAATTCTAACGGTAATTCTTTCTTGATCCTCCACAAAAAACTCTTCTTTTTCCCCAAGAATTTTTTTCAGTTTATCCTTATCTGTTTGCATTTTTTTGTCAGCCTGATTTTTTGCGGCTCCCATAACTTTCAATCCTGCAAGTCCAGTTCCTACGGCAAGACCCGTTCTAAGAATATTGGCAGCAGCACCTTCATCAACTAGATCCCCTCCTGGTTCATAACCAGCAGATAATGCTTGGGTTCTAATTTGACTTTTTTCTTGCCCTGGAAGTTTAGAATTTTTAAGGTAATTATCTAAATATTGTTTAATTTCTAGATCACTTTTTCCTGCTGCTCTCATTCTAGCAACTCTAGATTTCATATCATACCGACCTTGCGTGGCAGCAGTTTTAACATCACGCAACCGTCTTCTTTCTTGAAGATCTTCTTCGCCTATCAGTTCAATTCTTAAATCTTCGTATACTTCCGCCCAGGGATTAGACATGGTTAATCTATAAAAAAACTTTACGCTAAATTTATTTATAACACTAATGCTCTACAACATCAGTAATCCATGATCTAAACATTTGACCAGATTCACTTACACATATTAAATAATTTGTACCTCTTCTTGTAATCTTACCAATTTCCTCAGTATCAATTTTTTTAACAAGACTACCTTCTTTAAAAATATTTCCAGCAAAATATTGCTCTCTAATTTCTTCGGGAGATAGCTCAACAATATTCTCCTTAATAACAGGATTAGAAAATTGTTTTGCTTCTAAAATAAAATCAGAAAACCTTTTCATTTATTTTTTAGTAATAAGTAAACTAAAGCGTTTTTTTGATTCGTATATTTATCTTTCAATTTTTTCACCTTTGTGATTTTAATTTTATTTTCAAGATGATTGATGTAATACAACATCTCTTCTTTATCTAGTTTCATAGATATAAAAAAAGTCTCTATCATTATTTAGATAGAGACTTAATTGTGTATTAGTTGTGAATAAAATATTTATCTATCGTCACTAGAACGATTTTCAGAAAAATATGAATCAAATGCACCCTCGGGGTATCTCTTGAGAAGTTTAGTTACATTACGCTCAAGAACTTCATCCATTGAAATGTCAAGTGCAATACATGCTTGAGCAATATACCACAAGGTATCCCCCAGTTCAATTTTCAAATGTTCTATATTATCTTGATTCCATTCCTTTCCTTGAAAGATAATTTTTTTTACAATCTCCAGGAATTCTCCACTCTCAGCATTCATACCCACAGAGGCAGTTAATAGTCTTTGAATATCACAACCCTGAGATTGAAGTCCATTAATTCTTTGAGTAAATGCAACTGGGTCTTTAGACGTATTGCTTGTAACCTTATCGACAAATTTTGTATAAGAATCAAAATTAATTTTGTTTGTAATCATGTGAATTTAAATCCCTCGAAATTTTTTTTAACAGGTAGTTCCTTTTGATTGTACTCGATTTCTTGTCCACTGTCAACTATGTTAGTTTGGGCAGACTGCTCTACATCATACAGTCTCATTTTAGCACGATCTATGCCAACAACAAAACGCTTATATAGAGTTGGATCGTTGTACCTATTTTTCAATTGTTTAATCATAATTTGATTAAGATTTTCTAGTTCATCAGAACTAATAAGAGCAAACATGAAGTCTGCAGTGGCAGGGAGACCGAAGGATTCAGATGTATCAGTAAGATCAACATCACTATTACCATAACCACTACGAGTAGTTTGAGTAGCAGTTACAACAGCAACATTGTGTTCGACTGCCATACCTCTAAGTTCTTCTGCGATGGCTTTTACATAGGTGTAAGAATTTACTGTAGTTCCTTTGAATCTGGATGATGCACAAATATTTAAATAATCAACAAATATAATATCAGGTTTAAATGATTTCTTAAGAGAAAGTTCACTAAGAAGTGATTTGAAATGTCCTGAATGTGCAGAAGCAGTTGGATATTCTTTGATAATTAATTTACCTTGAGTTTTTTTGGAAAGACGTGTTATCTTACTTTCATAATCATTATGAGAAAGATCTTGAAGATTTTGAATGTTTACATTTAGAAGATTTGCATCAATGCGTTCTGCAATCTTTTCTTCAGACATTTCTAAAGTGATATACAAAACATTTTTACCTTGCAGTAAAATTGAACTGGCAAGATGACACATAAACAAACTTTTTCCAACACCCGTATTATGAGAAGAAACCCCATTAGTATAATACCTATGATTTGGATGATTTACATTAATATCTACAATAGGTATTTGATTATTGGTTTTAATAACCTTACCAATTCTAAGTCCGTCTTTAGTAATAAACTCACAATACGAATTAGATTGCTCTATTTCTTTAGCAGAAATCCATCCATCAGTAGTTTCAAATAAATGACTTTCATTACATTTTACTTTAGTATTATCTAACAAATATAATTTGTATTCTTCATACATTCCTTTGTTAATAAAAAAATTAACTGGAACATATCCATCGGGAGAATCAACTTCTACCTCATATCCATTATCAAGTAATGTTTTGATTTCATCAATTGATGTTTCTTTTTCAATCCACATTTTGTATAAATAGTAGTAGCAGGGACAGGGGAAATGTTTAGTCAAATTTATTCTAACTTATGCGAAGGCAACAAGTCAAGAAAAGACAATTATAAAAAGTATTCTGGGTTACACGAACATCATATTACCCCAAAACATATGGGGGGAGATAATAGTGAAGAAAATCTTACTTATTTGAGTGTAAGAGAACATATCATAGCACATTATTTACTTTGGAAAATTTATAAAAATCCAAATGACTTAAGGTCTATGAAAATGTTGGGAGCAAATATAACACCCCAACATAGAAAAATAATAGGAGAATTTTGTAGAGATGATCAAATTGGGTTCTTCTCAATCCCAGTAGAAGAAAGAAAAGATTGGAGACTAAAAGGAATGGAAATACAAAAACGAGAATATCTAATCAATAATACTAAAAATTTTTACTATTGGAGCACCGAAGAGGGAAGAAAAGAAAGGGCATCTCTTGGAGGAAAGAAGATGGGGTCAAAAGAATTTAGTTATTGGGCATCTAATGAAGGAAGAAAAACGCGAGCATCATTAGGGGGAAAGGCACATAAAGGCAAAAAGGTAATGCATTTTCCAGGAACAAAGGGATGGAAAAGAATATCACCAGAAGAAGTTGATATAAAACTAAATGAAGGTTGGGAGTTTGGAACTGGAGAACCAGCACCAAACTCCAAAATCAAGAAATCTTCCTAAATCTAATTTTAACTCTAGTTTCTGGATGAACGCAACCAGCAAGAGCAACATTAAGAGTTTTATTAGGAATCCCACCCTTTGTAATCTTGTTGAAGAATTCCAAATCAAAAGGAATTTTTTCTTCGGATCTATGATAGAAGTCGAATCGGTTTTCATAGTCCTCTATGTAATCGTGTCCAATATTATTATCAAACGATACAGCAAGAGCATCAGAAAGAATACTTGGAATTGCATCACGATTTTTATTCCCGCCCTCATTATCGGCAATATGAATAGACTCCATTAATGCCAAATAAATTGCGCGATCCCGACACCACTTTTCAGTGGTATTTAATAACCATTCATAGTCAGAAGATTTATCTGAGATTGACTCAACTAATTTATTAATCTCACTAATTTCAGAATCAGAAAGATCTTTACGGTTGTCGAGTTCAATATAAAGAATTTCTTTCGTAATCATCTTACCATACTCGATAACAAAGGAAGAAATCGTTTCGAAGATAACCCGCTCTGATCTTTCCTGATAATATTCCGGCTTTACAAATGGTAGAACTTTTCTACAATACTTTTCATTATAAATTAAATTTGCTAGAATTGTAGTTTCAATTCGATCCATCACCATTTACACCGAATATCCATAACTGTACTCTAGTTTGGCGATTTCGTCAAGTTTTGCCATTACTTCTGGGGTAAAATAAGTTTCTGGTTCTTTTAAAATTTGTTTAGCATAAAGTTTCTTACCATCAATCTCATAGCGTCCTGCTACATTTTTCCACATTCCTCCCAATTCACCAAGTTCAAGAAGACCATAGTACCTATCAAGACCTCGTGAATCATAATAAAGACGAATTTCAACATCTTTATTTTCTTTACTCAATCTAGATTTTTGAGTCTTTGCTCTGATAATATTTCCAACAACTTCAGTGCCATCTTTTTCTTTTGATTTGGAAAGATATACAATGGTTGATGATGCATATTGGAGTCCACTATTGTGAGTTACTACACCATTCTCTAAAATATAATTCTCATATTTTTCTACTGATATATCATAAACATCTCCTGTTCCAACACTTGTGATGGATTTTATTTTTTTAGTTTTCATACTCTTTCTATCCTTAAAATGTTATAGTTTTTTAATAAATGCTCAAATTGGGGTTTAACTAATTTACATCCCAAATGTTCTGATTTGCCCAAATGTGTTCCCAAATACTTATGTTGACTAAAGATAATAGATGTATTATCAGTAAAATAAACTGTTATTGGTTGGCTTCTTTTGATTGATATTATATTTTTAGTTTCTTCTGTGTGTTTTTTTCCATAGAATGAATTTTTATTTAATAAGTTATATTCTTTATTTTTTATACTAATTATTTTTTTAGTTTCTTCAGTATGAGTTTTTCCATAAAATGAATTATTTTTCCCCATACTGTGAAGTCTATTATTTGATATGATAGATTGATATGTTTTTGAATTTATTTTAATACGACTTCTATCAGAATTTTTTCCCATAAATCTAACTAAAGCACAATACATTTTTTTTGTATATTCAGGTTTTACGGATTTGGAAAGTAATAAGTGTGCGATAAAATGTTCTCTAGGGGTTAATAAAACCTTATTAGATGTAGAATTACTTCCCCCCATACATTTAGGAACTATATGGTGAGAATCATACAATTCTCCATTTCCTTTAGACCTATTCATTTGTTTTCTTGTGTTTACAAGATTCATATAAATTTTGGTATATTTGTTAGTAATAAACACAGCATAAAATGCGAATCTAATACTATTTATAATATCCGTATTTTACACCTATACCGATTATAAGTCAAATACAAGTAACTTCATTATCAATTACTAAATCTTTTGCCTCAACCCACTCACCATCAATAAAAAATTTATGCTCTGGTGTGCAAGTGACTTTATATCCATCATCAAACTCAATTTGCAAAAGTTCTTTGTCTTCAAAATTATGAGTTTGCAAAACTTTCATAAATTCACCTTCTTTCGTATAAACAAA